AAAATTTCTATGAAGGAAGATTAGATCTAATAGCAAGTGTGTTCTACAATGAACCACGATATTGGTGGGTCATAGCGCAGTACAACAACATCCTTGATCCATTTAGTGAAACGATCGCTGGGCGAGTGCTATACATCCCTTCCAAAGAGAGACTGCCTCTCATGCTTATGACAAAGCAGGGTGGAGTAGATTCAACTCGACAGCCAGTAAACACTATATCACCCATCATAACATAACACATCCATGTCATGGCAAATAACTATCCAAATCCTCTAGACAGATTTAGGTCGTATTCATACCATTTTGTTTTAACAGCATCTTCTACCACAGAAGCATTTAGAAAGATGGTAGGAAATGAAGGTCGCGCCCTATTTTCAGCAATAAGCTCAAAGTCATTAGGGGATGAATTCACCGTCGGCGGTGAAACCGGTTACTTGATAGTTGACACTAGACGCTTCTCTCAATACACTATAACTGATGTTGAGATGGAACACATCTATGGAACAGGTAGCGTTTCAAATCCAACTGTACCTACATCAGAAATGAGGGTAAAGCTGTTAGATTCAACTGGTCTATCATTCTTTGATTTCATGATGGACTTGTTTAGAAACAAGATAAAGTCATCGTACGCTTCATCTTTCTTTTTGCTATCGATTATATTCACCGGTCACCGTGATGATGGCACTACTGAAACAATTTCTACGTGTCATATACCACTAATTCTCTTGCTTATGTCATTTTCTTTTACCCATAAGGGTTCAGAGTTTGACATAGAATTCATGGAAATCGAGGGTGCGGGGCGACGCGGATCAATGAGCCAGTTGAATTATTTGGGAGGCATCACTAGCGTAAGCTCGCAGAAAAATGGTGCAAATACGGTAGGTGAGCTGATTGATGATTTAGAAAATAAGCTCAATGAACAATCACTACACTTCTACCAAAAATACATCAATCAATCGCTAAAATCTGCCGGTGGTGACGCGCTCAAGCTAGGCAAATTAGTGCAGTACATGATAACAGTTCCTAGCGATCCAAAGAATAACTGGAGACAGTTCAAGGTAAACACTGCAAATAGATCAGCTAACCAAGAGCAGCAGTTCATTACTACTACCGCTGTTCCCCCACCCAAGCAACCAACGGCCGCGGCCCCTGCTACATCAAACACAGAATCAACTTACAGCACTGTTTCATTTGCGCGAACGACTCCCATTTCTGATGTCATTAAGATGATTCTTGAGACATCAACCGAGTACCTTGAACTCGCAAGTCAAAAAAGAAGGTCAGAGGGCAACGCGATTGCAGCAAAGATTATTACCAGCATAACGTCAGACCAGACAACATATGTTGTGCACTTCGAAGTTTACCCGCACTTCATACCAAAAGAACAGGCAAACAGCAACACTATTAAACCCGGATCATCAACAAAGATGGTAGTTGGTGCCACGTCGCAAATAAAGAACCTCATTACGTATGATTACATCTATACGGGAAAGAACTCTCATATCCTTGATATGAAGATACAGTATGGGCCAGAAAGCGCCGTTGCTCTTAACTCAAGCGTTGAGCTGGGAGGTGCTAGGTTTAACAAGATAGCTGAAAATGCGGGGCAAGTTGCAGGTAAGGTCAAAACGGAATCAACAGGTGCAGCAAAAACGGTTGATAGCATGCCGCTTATTAGACCAGGAGATCCCATCTTCATACCAATAGCAACAAAAGAAGAGATGAACAGCAACTCTTCACAGAAAAACGAGTACATGGGAAATGACAAGGCGACAGAAGCATTCAAAGCAAAACAAGAATATCACCAAACATACGCAATGCTTCACTTTGTTAGCTCTATTGACATGGACATAACTATAAGAGGCAATCCCGACATCATAAGAAAGTATGCAGATAGATCTGCGCGTGGAGGATTTCAGCCACACGATAGAATTATATCGGCGCAGCAGCTCAATGAGTTCGTTGGAAAAGGACAAGAAACAGCAGATGTTAACTTTGTCAAGAGCGTTCAAGCAGGCATTCAATCATCTAAACAAAACTACATAAAGAACTTTGTTCAGCCAAGAATATCGGCAGTGGATAAATCAACACCGGGTGACACCATTATCAACAACGTTGACGTTTCTGTGTCACCCATGTTTGTGAAAATAAACATACTCGCCCCTGATGTAAATTGGACGGGAGAATTCAAAGACAAGAATAGCATGTTTACCAACAAATTCTTCTATGATGGTCCATTTATGGCGCTCTTCATTAAGACATCATTCTCGGGAGGAGAATTTAAGCACAGTCTAAACCTAATCCCATACACAACGGACAGCTTATTTACCAACATAGACAATCCAAACAAGCAAGATAAGAAGACCGCGTAAAATGAAGCAGCTCAACGTATTTGACAATCCAATACCATACATCATGGAAGGCCAAGTTGTGGCTACAGATGACCCTGATCAAATGGGTCGCGTTAAGGTTTGGGTTCCTTCGCTTGATGGTGAGAACTTTAGCATTGATTCGCTGCCATGGGCTGACTATGCATCACCGTTCTTTGGGTTTACCGTAGATTATCCAGCTGGTGGACACCCTGTTAAAAACGCCTCTCATGCTGCTTATGGTTTTTGGGCCATTCCAAAGATAGGTGCCACAGTTCTAGTGTTCTGCTTGAATGCAAACCAGATGACTCGCTACTACTTTGCATCCACTCTTAGACTGCACCGAAACCGATCATTACCCGCCGGCAGAAATACTGACTTCAATGGGAACTTGGGTCCATTTGGTGATGCTGGAGACGGGAAGGGCAATCTAAATCCTATTCAGCCAGCTTATGACAACCTAAGAGAGCAGTTTCAAAATAATGTAGATTCACCACAAGCAATTTCCAGAGGATTCTATGAGCGACAGGTAGCGCAGGGAAAGTACGAAAAGGATGGCGCAGAAGGATACGCTAAGAATCCTGCTGACAATTCATACTTAGATCCTCAAACCTACTGTCTAGTGACGCCAGGCCGGCACGCTCTGATAATGCAGGATGATCCTAAGTTTTCTAGACTCAGACTTAAGACCGCAGAAGGTCATCAGATCATCTTCGACGACGCGAATGAAAGAATCTACGTGTCAACGTCTAAGGGAAAGAGCTGGATCGAGATGGACGCTGATGGTCACGTTCATGTCTTTGCTGCAGAATCTCTAAGCATGAGAGCGGGAAAGGACATCAACTTCTTCGCTGATGGTGACTTCAACGTTGAAGCTGAAGGTTCTATAAACATGAAGGCAAATGAAGGTGACTTCAAACTGAATACTGGAGGCTCTGTTCACATAAAGTCAGCAGGAGATGTTTTGCAGTCTGCCTGCGGTAATTTTGACATAGATTCAGAAAAGTCAATTCACCTTACCTCATCCATAGATCTAGACATGTACAGCGGCGGTTCTATCGCCCAAACCGCTGCAGGGGCTTTTGATATTCTATCTGGCGGAGCCATGAAGCAATCAGCAAGAAAAATCGATCTGAACGGTCCTAAAGCTAGACAAGCCGTAAAGGCTGAGTGCCCGTCAGAAGCAGGTGACCCGTCAGTTGTCCCAGGTCATGAACCATGGAAGCGACCTGATTCTAGGCAAAAGCGCGGCCCGAACTGGAAAGAGTAAATTTTCTAGTTGCCAAAATCTGATAAATACTCGAACATGTTTTGATTGCAGCGACCTATGGCCACAACGATATATCGAGGATTCTCAACTTTTGATATGCACAATAGAAGATCATTTGGTCTGACCAATATTGAGCTTGTCAAGAGGGATCTTTTGAACCACATCTACACCACTCCTGGAGAGCGCGTGATGATGCCTGGTTTTGGAACGCGCATTCCTACCTTGGTCTTTGAACCAAACGACGAGGAAACTCGAGCGATAGTTGAAGAAGATCTGCGCATGGTTTTTGAGTATGACCCTCGCGTTAGATTGATGGATCTACAGGTTCTGAACTTGACTGATAACAACGCTATAATAGCTTTAGCAGATCTTCTATACCTTGAATTCAATGTAAGAGACGTGCTAAAAATTGAAGTGCAAACTCAATAAGAGAACATTTTATGACCATTAGAAACACATATGCAGCTGAAGCTTGGGATAAAGTATATAGCGCTTTTCAGCAGGTAAATTTCACGTCATACGACTATGATACTGTTAAGGAATCACTACTCCAGTATCTAAAGATTTACTACGCCGAGCACTTCAACGACTTCATCGAAAGCTCAGAGCTTATCGCTATGCTTGAACTGTTTGCGTATGTGGCAGAACTTCTAGCATACCGCATAGATGTGATGGCTCATGAGAACTTTATTACAACTGCCCAGCGAAAGCAGTCCATCCTACGCCTTGCTAGGCTCATATCATATCGCGCTTCTAGAAATATTCCTGCAAGAGGGTTAGTAAAGATAAGCTCAGTTAGAACAACTGAAGACGTATATGACTCTCTTGGAAACAACCTAGCAAACGTTACAGTCTTTTGGAATGATCCAAACAACAGCAACTGGAAAGAGCAGTTCTTCCTTGTCATGAACAAGGCGCTCACGTCTAAGTTTGGGCAACCTTCAAAGTCATTTCAGGTAGGTGATGTTCTTCTTCAAACATACACCTTCAACAACTCACTCAACTCATTCAAGAATGGAATTCATTCATTCAACGCGGTTGGAACATCTGAGCAGATAGCGATGGAGGTGGTTCCCGCTGACATAGATGAAAATGGTCCATTTGAAAGAGCGCCTGACCTAAACTCACAGTTCAACATCCTTTATTCTTCTGATGGAAGAGGTGATGGTTCTGACTACACCGGCTTCCTCATGTTCGTAAAGCAGGGAAGCTTGCTAAGAACTGACTACACTATTCTAGAGCAAACGGCAAACAGAAGAATAGAGCTTGATGCAATCAACATCAATGATACAGACGTTTGGGTTTACCGCGTTGATGACACCGGCACCATCACCGAGAGCTGGAAGCGTGTTGAAACCCTAAATGAACAGAACCTGCAGTTCAATGACGTAGATTCTAGAAAGAAGTATGAGGTTGAAACTTTAGAGAACGATCGAATAGCCCTGCTATTTGGTGATGGTAATCTAAGCGATGCACCAATTGGAGAC